TGAGCCGCGAGGTAATTACAGCAATCTGTAACTACACACACGATACAAAAAGACCTTTGATGATTATCGCAAGCCGTAATCAAGTTGATGCAGAAACGGGTTATGTGATGACTACTCCAGAACTGCGGGAACTATTAAACACATTGCCAACAGACTATGTATGGATGTGTCGCGATCACTGCGGCCCATACTTCCTAGATACAGAAAAAGGCCTAAGCCTTAAAGATGCTGTAGAAGCAACTAAGAAAACAATCGCCTATGATATCGAACAAGGATTTAATCTAATACACATTGATACCAGCCGTGTTGATGATACCTATGGCATCGCTGAAGAACTATTTAAATTCTGTATCGATCTTAATCCCAACATCCGCTTTGAGTTTGGCACAGAAGAAAACGTGGGCGTAGCCGCCGGTGCGATCAAGTATAAGAACGATGTGGCCTTTGCTAAGGACATACCTAACCTAGAATTTGTAGTAGCACAAACAGGTAGCCTATGCCACGAAGATCATCAAGCAGGCACATTTGAGATCGACACTGTCCGAGACTTGGTGCGTGTTGCTAATGAAAACGGCGTTAAACTAAAAGAACATAATGCTGACTATTTGACAGCAGAACAAATCCAACTACGTAAAGCCGCAGGTGTTCATGCTATGAACATCGCCCCACAGCTAGGTGTAGTGCAAACTAAACTACTAAAAGATATGGCACTTGCCCGTGGTGGTGAAGCGCAGTGGGACGCTTTTAGTAAAGTTGTCCTAGCCAGTGGTCGTTGGAAGAAATGGACCAACAGTGAAGAAGATGAACAAAAGATCGTCGTTGCTGGACACTATTGTTTCAGCGTTCCAGAATATCGAGCTATATTAGATCAAATCAGTCAACATGGTGATTGGACCAACGAAGTCAATCAAGCCATGTACCAAATCTTTAATACCTACACAGATAATCTAGCCTAATGATTGTTTTATTCAACGTAAAGATCACGGACATCCGTATGGGTTATCCATACCGTCGTGCAGCCTGGATGCCAAATCCAGAACGCTATGACGTATTCCGTTATTGTCTTGCCAGTACCGCAGTGCTCGAGCCCCTAGTTAGTAAGTTCGTGTTCTGCGTTACACTGGCACCTGAACTAGCACACCGCCAACAAGAACTAGAAGCATACATGCAGGAATTATTTCCTAGCGATAAATTAGAGTTGATATGGTCGCGCTGTGACTACGGTCGTGATTGGAAGAAAATCTGCGACAAATATTTAGATGACCCAGATGAGATTGTTTGGTTAGCATGTAATGATGATCATATCTTTATCGACACAAATCTTGATATGGTTGAATCAGCTATAGAACATCTTAAAGCAGATATAGATCCGAATGCTGTGGTGTATTACAGCCATTGGCCAGAACAGATGCGTATGAGCCAACACTATAACGGTCAACTTACTGAAGATGGCGACTTTATCAAGTATGATTGGGAAACCTACGATGGCATCATGATGCTCAAAGCTGATCGCCTCAAACGTTATTGGCTTCGTGACTACGGTAACGCACTGATGTTCAAAGTTGACTATTTAGGCGCACATCATGGATATGTATGTCCTGGACCGGTCTATGCACCAACTAAAGAAATAGTCCGACACTATGAAGGTTACAGTCATGTCAATGATAACATGGCACAGACTTTAGAAAACATTGTTCCACCCATATTCATTCCACCCGGATTCTTTGAAGGCGATTTAAAACTCGCTATTGGATTCTATGAACGTGATGATAGCTGGACTAACTTTAACCCAGCCGCACAATGGTTATATAATGCTAAACCTAGTGGCACAGATTATCGATGGGTAGAAGAAGATATTCCCTTATTCTGGAAGTCAAGATTGGGCAAAGTTACCTACGCCCCAGAGTATGATCAGCAGGCCATGCGTCAAGCTCGTGATACTGCTATGCTGGTCTCAACCCATGTTCCTATGAAGTGTTATAGCATAGAATTTAGCCTAGAAAATCACCATCCACGAGAGTATTTTTCCAAGCACTTTTTGGCATAATTTTGGTTGACTTTTTGGTTGTTTGAGTGTATAATGTTACACATAGACAATAAGAAAAGGAACTAAACAATGTTTGAAACCTGTGTAAAACAACTAGTAACAATTACCCTAGACAAGCCCGTGACTACAGAGTTCTATAACGGTACCTTGTTTGTCAGCACTATCACTGAAGATCAAGCCCGCAGTGTGTTCCATGCACTAAGCAAGAGCTTGGGTTTAGGTAAAGTCCAAGTTAGCCCTATTGGTGATACGGGCGAATTTGCCTACGATTTTGCATAATAAAATCAATGACTTATAACACCTAAATAATGGTTGACAAAACCACTTTTTGGTGCTATAATACTATTATAATAAGAAAGCAGACAACTGCTTCATATTTTAACTAATATAAAGGACTAGACAAATGCAGGCATTCGTAAAAATTAAGAACGGTAGTTACCGTAATCAAGAAGTTCGAGATGAAGTGTTTCCACTCATCAAACAATTCCAATTAGGTAGTAAAGGTGGTTACATCACAGTAGACGGCACTGGTCGTTTTGGTAAAGACAAAATCCGTGTTACCGTAGCAAGCCCTACAGACTATGAACTAGTAGAAGCCTCAGAAGCACCTGTGATAGCATCACAAGAAGATGACGAAGCAGTTATCGCTCGTATAGCAGAACGCTTTGAAATCCTAGATGACATGACCAAGGCAGTATTAAACGGAGATATCCGTGCTATGATCGTAGCAGGACCTCCAGGTGTTGGTAAGTCATATGGTATCGAATCGCAGTTAGAAAAAGCAAACCTCTTTGATCAGATATCAGGACGTCGTGTTAAGTCAGAGATGATCAAAGGCACAGCATCTGCACTAGGTATGTACAAGGCACTTTACAAGTATAGTGATGACAACTCAGTTATCGTGTTTGATGATTGTGACAGCATCCTACTTGATGACGTGTGTCTTAACTTGCTCAAAGGCGCACTTGACTCAGGTAAAAAACGTAGGATTTCATGGTTAGCAGATAGCCACAGCCTACGCAACGAAGGTATTCCAGACCAGTTCGATTTCAAAGGTGGAGTTATCTTTATCACGAACTTAAAGTTTGATCAAATGAAATCGCAAAAAACACGTGATCACTTGGATGCTATCCAATCACGCTGTCACTATTTGGATCTAACTTTAGATACCATGCGTGATAAGATCTTGCGTATCAAGCAGATCGCACGCACAGGTATGTTATTTGAAGACTATGATTTTGACCAGATTCAACAGGACGAAATCATCGACTTTATGACTGAAAATCAAAACAAGTTACGTGAAGTATCATTACGTATGGCTATCAAGATCGCTCAGTTACGTAAGAGCTTTCCATTTAAATGGTCTGCGTTGGCTTCAACAACTTGTATGAAATCAATTTAAGGAGAAGTATATGTACGATAATTTTAGAACATGGATGGTAATAAACTCAGTTCAGGTCACTTGGTTCTTGATAGGCTTATTCACAGCCTTTGGAATTGATGCCCTAGGCACTGGTAATTTGATGGGTGCTGTGATCAACTTTGCCCTAGCAGGCCTTAACTACCTACTAAGAAAGATTTAATATCAAAAATGCGTGATCAGTATAACGCATCTATTAAATATTAGTAACAGTTTTCATCGCACTTATCTATTGTCTAGCTCCTAGTGCGGTGACCTCAAAGCCCGTGTAGAAATACCCGGGCTTCTTTTTAGGTTGACTTTCCAATACTAACCATCGTATACTAATAGTATGTTAACCTATCCCTATGTAGAAGACTATTTGGAATACCTTGGTGGGTATGAAGTGGGTATTACTGCTTTAATAACCCCACACAGCGTGAATAGAATAAGCCTGGCCCGCTATGACATAGCCATAGTCAACAGCATGGCATCAACTACAGTGTTTGGCACAGCACTGACAGATAAGCAAGCAGAACTAGCTGTTAAACTGGTATTAAAGTACCGTAGACAGTTCGCTAAGATGGGTATAGATGTTGGCCCAGCAGAAAATCCTGTGTTCCGTTTGGCTCCACGTAATATGGATCGTACCAAGGCTGTTTGGCTAGATGGTGACTACATAGTAGTCAAGTTTCCCTATGACAATGACTTGATCAAAGAACTACAAAACTTCAGAGAAGCTAGCCAAGGACGGGCCTGGTATGATCGTGATAAAAAACTATGGAACTTGGCTATAACAGAATACAATGTTAATTGGATCTTGCCATGGGCTAACGGTTATGGATTTGAAGTTGATCATCAGGTTCAGGAGTTATTTGCACAGATACTTGAGTGTGAACTGCAACCTTTTGAGATCAAACTGGTCCAAGATAACAAGGGATATAAAATAACTAATGCATCAGCTAGTTTAAATGAATATATAGAACAGCGTGGTGGGTTTGGTCGAGATAATCTAGTCAAGTTGATCGACTATGCAGGCCTGTGTGGTTATGACATAGATGATGATATCAAGAATTACTGTATGGAACATTATCCTATAGCATTAGTAGCCATCGGTAGTAAGCACAGCATACACTTACCACCAAGCCCCGCACACTTAAACATGATATTTGACTATGCTGAGATCACAGATCGTTATCCCGTCTGCATTTATAATCCTACCTTGTTTGAAATAGATCTCTCACGCTTTGACGAAGAAGAGATCGTGCGCTTTGATAGAAATGGTAAAACAAAGACTAGCGATTATGATCCGTATCGTGTTAAAGTAGTATATGCTGGAAAGATACCTGCGACCTGGGACTTTCCTGTGCCATTGATGGTAACTACCTTTGAGATGATGTTTGGCGGACGTAAGATGGACTGGACACGTAGAGCAGAAAAGATCATCTACTATGGCGCAACACAAATAAGAGAACACGACTAATGGCCTTGGCTAGATTAATAATTAAAGACGAAGTCAATGTAAAGATAGAAGGCTTAGACTTACATGAACGCAAAGAACTATCTAATATGTTCAAGTATGAGATACCTGGTGCACGTTACTTACCCGCAGTCCGTCTTGGACGTTGGGATGGTAAGATAGCATTCTTTCAAATGGGCGGTAGTACTTATGTTAACTTATTGCCAGAGATCATTCCTTATCTAGACAGTCAAGGATATCATCTAGAACTAGAAGATCTACGTGATTACAAAACACAGTATGACTTTGAAGAAGTGACTGAAACAACGTTCGAACATATCATGTGGCCTGCTAAACATCCTATGGCAGGACAACCAATCGTGTTAAGAGATTATCAAGTTGAGATTATCAACAAGTTCCTTGAGAATCCACAGTGCATGCAAGAAATCGCCACAGGCGCAGGCAAGACACTAATCACAGCCGCATTGAGTTATTGCTGTGAGCCACATGGACGTACTATCGTCATCGTTCCAAATAAGAGTTTGGTTACACAAACAGAAGCTGACTATATCAACATGGGATTAGATGTTGGAGTCTATTTTGGAGACCGTAAAGAGTTTGGCAAGACACATACCATCTGTACTTGGCAGAGTTTGAATATCTTACTCAAAGGATCACGCAATCACGAAGTGGACATTACCATTGGTGAGTTCCTACAAGATGTTGTCTGTGTCATGGTCGATGAAGTGCATATGGCCAAGGCAGATGCGCTTAAAACACTGCTCACTGGGGTAATGGCACATATACCTATCCGCTGGGGATTAACTGGCACGATTCCTAAGGAAGACTACGAATTTGTCAGCCTAAAGTGTAGTATTGGTGACGTTATTGGGCGGTTAAGTGCCAGTGAATTACAAGAACAGGGTGTATTAGCCAACTGTCATGTGAACGTCCTACAGTTAGTTGATCACGTAGAGTATAAAGATTATCAAAGTGAGTTGCGATACTTACTTGAAACAGAAGCAAGATTGGATTATATCGCCAAACTAGTAGAATCAATCCGTAAGAGTGGTAATACTTTGGTCCTAGTAGATCGTATCGCCCCAGGACGTGCTCTAATAGAAAAAATTAAAGATGCTGTATTCGTGTCAGGAGGCACCAAAGCAGATGATAGAAAAGAACAATATGACGACATTGCGACCATGGACGATAAAGTTATTGTCGCTACCTATGGGGTTGCTGCTGTTGGTATCAACATTCCTCGTGTTTTTAACCTTGTGCTTATTGAGCCCGGTAAGAGCTTTGTTAGGGTCATCCAAAGTATCGGGCGTGGCATTCGCAAAGCGGAAGACAAAGACTTCGTCCAAATCTGGGACATAACATCAACATGCAAGTTTGCCAAGCGGCACTTAACAAAAAGAAAGCAATTTTACAAGGAGGCTAACTACCCATTCGTTGTTGAAAAGACCGATTGGCAGTAATTTATGTATATACTAACCCTAGAAAACACAGCGTATGAGATGAATGAGATACCAGACGAGGTCGAGGATCTACGTTTCGCTATATTAGATAATAGCGATCCAAAGAACCCCGACTATTTCTTCATTCCATTGATCTTTTTGGAATCATTTAATAGTCCTGCGCTGGTATTACGCATTGGTGGTAATCTAGTTAAGATGCCTGTGGATTGGCAGATACTCATCGGTGAACCAGACTTTGGCGACTTGGAAGTTATTCCGTTAACTAGTATCAATGATCGTGGATTCAGCGTGTTCTGTTTTAATCCCTTAGACAGCTTTAAACCAGAGTTTCACCCGATCGAGATCGTGGACATTTACCAAGATGTTAAATGGTATTTCCCAAAACTACGACCAGGACAGATGCTAGCAGTGCCGATCAATGATGGTGATCATCCATTGTGTGCTTATTTTGTTAAAGACATCAGTCGACAAAGCGAAGTAGTTGACTACGGTAAGATATGGTAAAGAAAGGATTAAGCATGTGGAGACTTTGGGCCAAAGCCCTTGGACAGAAAGAAGGTATCACTGACAGTGAAGCAGATGTCGTGGCGGCAATTAGGACAGTGGTAGTGGCATTATATATCGTTACCAACCTGTTTATCATAGCAGGTATCGTGAGACATTGGAATGGGTAATCTGAAACCAGGCGCTACCTACATATATGAAAGCTCAGACAGCGGTGAAACAGTCTATGCCCGAGAGATGGGTGCGCCACCAGAATCTCGCATAATGATCGGACAAAGTTGGCTAGCCAAACAACAGATAGAAAAGCGTATGTGGGCGGAAATATATGATAAACGTAATCAAAATACAGCTTTACAACATGCGGTGGAAGAATGTATAATTATATATAAGCTCTCAGAGGATCATACAGATGGCATTTAACGCAGACCAATTTAAGAAGAAAAAGAAACGAGCAGTCAATCCTGATGCTCCGCCACGTCCAAACTTGCTTAGCCAAGATAAAAAACTACGTGAAACCACAGAAGCATTTGGTAAGTTGCATGACCTAGTGGCCAAACAACAAGCGGCCTTAGATGATCTACAATCTAAATACAACCGTATGCAACAGAGTGTGGATCAACTAATTAACCACCTAAGGAAGGGTAGATGAGCAGTAGCTTAGAAATCAAATATGAAATGCAGGCATATGATCGCAAGGATCGTGCTTATTATGACAACTTCACAGATGAAGATCGTAAGAAGTTCTCAACATATCTCATGCTGAAGTATGGTGCTAATGTCAGTGGTGGCAAAGACATGCAGGCCTACTACCTAATGGCTACCAATGAACGTGTAAACAAACATTTCTTTGATTTGGGATCTAAGCATACCAAACTACAATGGTTAACCTGTACTAGTGTAAGTCCAGCAATGGGCGCACAGTTCCACTATTGGCTTAATGCTAAAAAGAAAGAAGGCGATAATAAAAGCCAAAAGTTCTTGGCCAAGTTATATCCTAATATGAAATCTGATGAAATAGACCTGATGGCGCGAATCAATGATAAACGAGATATTGCAGACATGGCACGAAACCTCGGACTTGATGACAAATCAATTAAAGCCGAGCTATAAGTGTCGCTATTGTAGTAAAGAGTTCCGTAA